TTATGCCGCAGCCATCACGGCGCACACTGCATTGTCCGGCACTGTAGCGGCCGGCGTATCCGGCCCGTCCCAGGCCGCCCGCATTGCTTGGTGGTGCAATTCCTCCACTACCTGGGCATAGCGCATGGTGTTTTGAATCTTGGAGTGGCCCATCACCCGCTGCAGTACCGCCACGGGCATCCCGCGCAGCAGGCTTTGCACCGCAAACGTGTGGCGCGCCGTGTGCATGGTCACCAGCTCGTGCAGTGGCACGGCCTCCTTCACCACCCGGCCGCCGGCCGTGCTCACCACTTCCACCAGACGCATCAGCCCCGCCTGCTTGGTAATCTTCTTCAAATAGCGGTTCATGGGTTGGTTGGCCAGCACCGGCAGCAGCTTGGCCCCGTCGCCCGAGCGTTCCGGCGCAGCATAGCGGTCCAGAATATCCGCCGCCAATCGGCTCAGGTAGATGCTCACCGTGGCCCGCGTCTTGGTCTGCACCAACCGCAGCACCCGGTCGCCGTCGCCATTCGCGCCCAGAGCGTGCAGGTTGCCGCCGTGCAGGGCCGCCACGTCGGAATACCGCAGCCCGGTATAGCAGCAGAACAAGAATACGTCCCGCGCCGGCTCTAGAGTGGCCGAGAGTTTCACCGCGGCCAGCGCGGCCAGGTCGGCCCCACTCAAATACGTTTTGGCCTGGTCGACGTAGCGCACCTCCACCCGTTTCAGTTCCAGCCCCAGCGTTTGCTGCCGCTCGTCCTGCATGTGGCGCAGAAACGTTTTCAAGTCTTTCACCACCGAGTAAATACCGTTGGCCCCCAACCCGCAGGAGGCACGCAGATACTTCACAAAATCGTCGTGGGTGGCCCCGTCGTAGTTAGCCACGGTTATTTTCTTGCGCCGCCCCGAAGCCAGAAAAGTGGCCAGGTGGTTACGGGCCGTGCCGTAGTGCCGCAGCGTATGGAAGGCGTAGCCCCGCCCGCGCAGCACCTCGATAAAGGCCGTCATCGCCTCCACGAGCCCCAGTTCGGGTACGGCTGCAGCTGGGTTAATTACCTCCCGTATCAGCGCCAGCGTCGGCGGGGTGCCCGCCGTGCGCAGCTCCCGGTAGCGCTTCTGCACGCGCTCTGCAATTGCATCTAGCACATCGTTGGCTTCGTCATAGCCCTCCTTCGCCTTCCGAAACCGCTGCTTGTCGGCGTTCCATTCTTTGGGCAGGCATTTCTCGCGAGTGAAGCCCTGCAGCCGCAGCCCCTCAAAGTGGGCGATTATGAACACTGGGGCCAGTCCGTTCTTGTCGGTCTTGTCTTCCCGAAGGACAAATTTTACTGTCATTTTTGGTAGCAGATTTGGTAGAACAAATGCGGCCGCAAATGGGAGTAAATACAAAAAGGGACGGACGCAAAAAGGCCCTAAAAACTGCTTTAGTGCACAACTAAGCAGTCTTTAGGGCCTTTTGTCTGTACTTCCTGGTACCCAGAGCCGGAACCCCAAACTGGGGTAGAACCGAGCTACTTAACTCCCTTTTGGTCAGTAAATGGTCAGTAACTCACCACTCTTTGCCGCCAGCAGTGCCGGCAGCTGGTTTGTTCATGCCCTCTTTGATGGTGCTGGCCAGGGTTAGGGCGGCATCCTTCACATTCTGGCGCTGCTGGCCTAGGATTTTGCCCACCATACCCTTCGACTTTTCAGCAAGCAGCGCGCGCTCGACTGGGTAGGGGGTCGGGTTGCGGTTGTACTGGCCAGCCTCGTTTTCAATCTGAAAGCTGCTGATGTCGTACTTATAGCGGCCATCCTTAACCGCAATTTTCACGGTGTACCATAGCTTTTGTGGGCTCGGGATGCCTAGGCTCTTGACGTAGGTAGTGCTCCAGCCAGTGCCTTGCACCACGCCAGCTTCTTTTTCATCGGCCTGCACCACGTCTTTCGCCGACTTGAAGGTGCTGGCAAACCATAGCTTGGCACGGCTATACAATTCTGACTGGCTAACACCAGGTGCCTGCACTACTTCAGAGTAAGTAACCAGGTGCGTGTCGGCTGACACCGGCAGCTTGATGGTGTCGCCGACGGCTTGCGCGGAAGCCCAGCTGGCAGATAGGCAGAATAGCAGGGTAAGAAGTTTTTTCATAGTGGTTTAGGGGCATTTTTTGCAGAGTTGCATTTTGCTTTTCGCCTGCCCTAGGGGCATGGACTTTACTTTGGTGCCACACTGTACTAGGCCTGGGCAAGTAGCGTCGGTGTGGTATTTCACGCTGTTGTGGCTGGCACAGTAGTACACCGTCTGGGCATTGAGCTGGGTGCTTACCAGGGTGCCGCCAGCCACTAGGGCAGCTAGGGCGCCGCCCCAAATCAGGCCCCAGCGTTGGGGCGGTTTCGGCTCGAAGCGAGGCGCTTCGTGGTAGTGGTAGTCGGCATTGCCCTGGACGTACTCGATGCGTGGGCTTTGTTTGTATTCATCAGGCATAGAAGAGTGGGGAAAATGAGGGTGGCGACTAGGCCTAGGTGCGGCCCATTAGTATCTGAATGGTGCGCTCTTTATCGGCCAGTTGTGAGCGCAGCAGTTCTATCTCGCGCTGCATAGCGGCCTGGTCGTTGCTGGAGCCTTGGTGCTGGCTTGAGTTGCCGGCCACCTTGCCAATGACTTGGCTGCTCTTAAACTTTTTATTGGTTTGATAGACAGCACCGCTTTCAGCGACCTCCGAGATGAGTGGGCTGCCAGGTTCGCCAAATAGCCAGGGTAGGTTAATGTGTCTAAATGAGCGATACAGTTTTTCCAGTACCTCATATCCTGGCTTAGTATCACGGTAGAGGTAGTTTCTAACCGTAGAATCACTAGCGCCTACAATTTTAGATAAAGCAGCAGGTGTTAAGCCTAGCTCTTGCATCAAAATTTTTAGTCGCTCATTCACAGTGCTGTTCGCGCTATTTGACACAGTTTCGCTCAATGTTATCGCTATTTTGAGAGATAGTACGTTAAGTTTGTACCATCTTCACAGCAAGTAAAGCAATCCGCTGTGAAGTCGTCCAAACACGATGACCGAGCGCGAGAAATACCACAGCCTGCAAGCTCTCGTCTGCGAGAAGCTGCCCTACTACGCGGCCCAACTGGCGTCCACCAAGGGCGCGGGTACGCTAACCCGGATGCAGAATGTGAAGGCCGGTAAAGTCATCAGCCTGGCCGACCTGGTGGCCCTGGTGCACCACTCCCTACCCGATTTCGAGATACCTGCCCACCTGCTACCTGAAGTAGCTGGGCAAGAAGCTATTGCCTCTTAATTCTCCTTTTATGAGCTATCGCCAAGCCACCCGGGCCGAGTACCTGCAATGGGCCAAAGACCGCGCCCTGGCCTTCCTGAAGCCCAAGCAGAACGACTTCTTCGGCCGCCTCAGTCAACGCCTCCGCCACACCCTGGTGCCCCTGGCTGAGGCTGACCAGGTGATTGATGCCTGGGACTCGCTGGTGAGCGACTTGGCCAAGCACCCGGAGCTGGTCGCCCATCCCGCCATTATGGCCGGCACCCTGGGCATGCTGGATAAGAGCCTGCGCACCGTGGGCCGCATGCAAGAATTTATCAACGGCATTCAGTAAGCTATTCCTTTTCACCCTTTTACCCCTTTCCAACCACACCATGAAAGTCACGCACCGCCGGGCCGTGTCACTTACCACCGCCACCCCTAAGGCCACCCACCGCACCCGCGTGCTGGGCCTGGTCGAAGGCACTCAACTCATTCCCCTAGGGCAGCCCCTCGACGTGCTGGGCTTTTGGCACCAGGGCGAGAAACTCACGGCCTACGTGGCCGGCACCATGGCCCCAGGCCTGCGCACTGCAGCCGAGGAAGGCCGCACCGAGGAGGAGCACTGGTTCGGGCCGCTGCCGGCTGGCATCCAGGAAATCGACCTGACCGAGTGCCGCTACGAGTACCTGGTGCAGCAGCCGGCCCGCACGCTGCCCCTGTTCGAGTCCGAGGCCACCGCCCTAGCTGCCTAGCCATGGCCACGCTACTCGTCGAACTGCGCGCTGAGCTGACCCGGGCCCAGCAAGCCAGCCTCGAAGCCGACCGGGTGCTGAACGCCGCCCAGCCCGGCACCACCGAATACGGCGAGGCCCGCGACCGCCGGCAGCTAGCTGGCCTGGCCGTGAACAAAGCCCAGGAGCGCCTCAACGCTGCCGTGCGCGCTGAAGTCCGCACTACCAAAGAGTCCCTTTTCTAATCCACCGCCATGGTTCAGTCACTTGCCCCCGCCCAGCTCATTGCCAGCATCCTGCAGCGCGCCGAGCGCAGCCAGCACGCTGAGCTGCTGCAGCGCGCTCAGGTAGCCAACCAGCGCATGCTGCAGGCCCTCGAAGACGAGCGCCTGCACCAAGAAGAAACGGGCTGGCTAGACCACTGGAACTCGCGCTACCAGCGCACCACCGAAACCCTGGCCGAAATCCAGCGGGCACTGGCCACCTGCTAACCCCCTCACTCTCCCCATTTTTTATCTCAATCAGAATGCTGCTGTACATCAATCAAGAGACGGCCGCCGAAGCGGACGACGTCAACCCCGAAGAACTGGACGAGGTGCGCCGAGAGCACATGCCGCACTTCGCCGTGCGCTTCGCCGCCGCCGACGAGCTGCACCGGGTGGCCGAGGAAGTAACCCGCCAGCACCCGCGCCTGCGCGAGGAAACCCAGTACGTGGTCGTCGAGGAGCTGGGCCGCCGGCACACCCTGGGCACCCTCATGCAAACGGTGAAAGGAGGCCTGCTCCATGCGTAAGGTGCCCCAGCTGGCCCTAGTGGCCAAAATGTCGGTGCTCATGGAGCAGCTGCGCGAAATCATTCGGGAGCGGGAAGGAGCCCTAGGTCATGCCTAGCACCAGCATCACCATCCCGGCGGCCGACTTGCCCCACGTGGAAGCCAGCCTCGACGAATGCCCGGGCATTCACCTGGTCGGCGTGGACCGCTTCAGCCGGACCTACTGCGACCTGCACCTGGATTACACCACCACCAGCGACCTGGAGCTGCTCGGCAGCTGCGTGGCTCGCGCTTCAGAAGGAGAACAACCCCATGGCTAAGGAAAAGCAAGCCCCCAAAACCATTAAAGGCATGTCGGTGGCCAAGCTCAAGGAAACGGGCGTCCACATCATCAACAAGGAAATAGGCCGGCAGCTGAGTGCTGCCGGCCGTCAGGCCTGCCTCGACATCGGCGTGCTGCTCATGCAGCTGCTCGACGTGTTCGAGCTGTACTACCAGGAGGTGAGCCACATGGAAATAAACCTCGATGTGGTGAAGAGCTACTTCGCGCCGGAGGTATGGGCCAAGCTCAATACCAACCAGCGCCTGGTGCTGGAGGCGGCTTGCATGGCCCAGGCCAAGTCGATGCAGGCCTCGCTCGACCGGCACATTAAGTACCTCGAGGAAAACCGCCGCGGCATCGAACGCATGGGCCCCAACGGCCAGGAGGCGGTCGCGGCCCGCCTCCTGGAGCTGCAGGGGCTAGGGGAGGAGGTAGTCAGTGAGTAGCGCTACTGCCTACCCACTGAGCTGGCCACTGGGCTACCCTAGGGCCGACGAGCGCAAGCCGGGCCAGTTCAGCACGTCGTTCGCCCAGGCGCGCGACGGCCTCCTCGAGGAGCTGCGCTTGATGCGGGCCGACGCCGTGGTGCTCAGCAGCAACATCGAGCTGAAGCCCAACGGCCTGCCCTACGCCGGCCGCAACCCGGCCGACCCAGGCCTGGCGGTGTACTTCTACTGGCGGGCCCAACAGTACGTGGTGGCTTGCGACTGCTGGCTCAAGGCCGAGCACAACCTGCAGGCCATCCGCAAAACGGTCGAGGCCTTGCGTGGCATCGCCCGCTGGGGTACCAGCGAAATGATGGCCGCCGCCTTCACCGGCTTCAAGGCGCTGCCTGAGCAGGCTGGGCCTGGCTGGAATAGCATCTGGTGGGAAGTGCTGGGTTTGCCTGGTCCCTCAGCCACCGAGGCCGACATCCAGGAGGCCTACAAGCGTGCCGCCCGCACGGCGCACCCGGATGCCGGCGGTAGCCATGAGCAAATGACCCTCTTAAATCTGGCCCGTGGTCAAGGCCTCAAATCCCTCACTTCCTAATTCCCTTTTTATGCCCGTTTTCAATCTGACTTACACCGTGACCATGCCCAGGGGTACGAAGGAGCCCGAAAAATTCCGCACCAAGATTGAAGCGGCCAACGAGGCCGAAGCCAAGGTGAAACTGCATCGCTTCGTGCAGGAGAAGGTACTAACCAGCTTCTTGGCTTGTGAGCCTGAGAAGGTTGAACCCAAACCTAGCGATAACCCTGGTGGCGTTTTCGCTGACTTCTTCGAGGCGCTAGACATCGCCCAGCGCAGTGAGAGGCTGCGCAAGAAGTACGGGCTCGACGAGAAAGGCAAACCGGGCAACTAGATGGAAGCCTACTCCAACCAGATGCACGCGGCCGTGCTGCATGACGTGCAACAAGCTAGCACCGAGCGCCTGGTGGAGCTAGCTCAATACTACCGGCGCCGGCAAGGGCCGGGCCTGGCGCTCGTCGTGGCTGAGCTGCGCGAGCGCCAGGCGCGCCGGCAAACCAACTACCCACCCAAACAAGCTGCTTAAATGAACTACTATAATTTCTGGAGCTGGGTGCTGCTCTACGCGGCCCTCGTTATCTGCCTCCCACTTCTCAAATTATTTCATCTAGGTATTTATACCTGGAACGTGGCCCTAGCCCCGGTGTGGATACCCTGGCTGCTGTCAGCCCTAGGGGCGTGCATCGTACTCATCTGCCGGCTGGTGCAAGCCTGGCGGCCAGTGAAGGGAGGTGTACTATGAGTATTCCCGTTGTAATAGACCCTAAGCCCTGCGCCGCTGAAGCCCTCGTCGGCACTGGCCGGGAAATCATGCACGGCCGCGGCCGCCGGCGCCGCCTCTACAAAGGCATCGTGACCGAGTGGCGCTACGGTACCGGCGTCGTTGAGCAGTTCGAGGCGCCCGAAGACGGCAGCCGGCCGCTAGCCTACCCAACTTTCGAGCTGAAGCTGAAGCTCGACGACAACACCACCAGCCGCTGGATTGGCCCCTTCAAGGATGGCAACAACGGCTACCCCAGCGAGACCTGGCTGGGCTGGGAGGAGACCCTAAACCGGCGCGACCCCTACTACCTGCTGTGCAGCATTCGAATGACGCTATTCGGCTACTGCGCCAGCGAGCCAGTGGACGTAACCCAGCGGTCGGCGGCCTGGGACGCGGCCGCCATGCAGGCCTTGGAAGAAGTGTGTGACCTGGTAGATGAGCACTTCCCCGATGCCGATTGACTACCGCAACTACCCGGCGGATTGGAAGACCACCATCCGGCCGCGCATCCTAGCGCGTGATGGCCACCGCTGCCGGTGCTGTGGGGTGCGCGACCAGGCCCACGGCTACCGCGACGCTGCCGGCCAGTTTCACGAACTGCCCCTGGGTACCGCGCCGCCTCTAGGCTTCAAACCCCTGCGCATCCTGATGAACGTGGTGCACCTCGACCACGGCCTGACTGACCACTCTGACGGCAACCTAGGCCTGATGTGCCAGCGCTGCCACGGCAACTACGACAAACCGATTACCGCCCGCCAAGCGGCTTATACCAACAAGTACCCAGGGGCAGCGGCCACGCTGCCCTTAGAATTCCAGCCCTAGGGCCCGGCCGCTGCCCACCGCCGACGCCTTTTTATTTCCACATCCATGTCCGCCGCCCGCTACTCACTCGAAAAACACCCGAAGCCAAAGGGCACCTGCCCCAGCTGCCGGGAGAAAAAAGTATTCCGCTACTACCAGGACCAGGAAGGCCAGCGCCTCGACGAGCAATTCGGTATTTGCGACCGCGCCAGCAAGTGCGGCTACGACCACCGGCCCAGCGGCGACCTGTTTAAGCAGGAGACGCCGGCCGACCTACCCCAGCTCGAGCTGGTGCGCCCGACCGCTGAGCAGGCCGCGCGCCTCACGGCCCTGGTGCATGACCAGACCAGCTACTTCCACGCCTGGGCCCGCCAGGCCGGCCTCACCGACGAGCACCTGGTGCGCTGGGCGGTGGCCACCGACCGCGACCGCACGGTGTACCTGCACCTGGATGCGCACGGCCAGCTGGTGAATGCCAAGTGGCTCAAGTACCAGGAGGATGGCCACCGCGACCACCAGGCCGCCCCCTACAGCTTCACGCTGAGCGAGGCCGACCGCAAGGTGAAGAAATTCGCCTGGTGCCTCTACGGCGAGCACCTGCTGCGCCCCCTCGAGGAGCAGGTGCCGGTGGTAGTCGTCGAAAGCGAGAAGTCGGCCGTGGTGGCCAGCTACCACTACCCCCAATTCGACTGGGTAGGGTGCGGCGCCGCCAACGGCATCACCGACGAGAAAATCGGCGCGCTGCACGGCCGCACCATCTGGTGGCTGTGCGACGCCGACGGCAACACGCCGGTGCTCAAGGACGGCGAGCCGGTGCTGCTGGCCAGCGGCAAGCCCAAAATCAGCGAGGGCGGCCGCCGCAACAGCAGCCTGCGCAAGCTCAAGGCCTACGGCGCCGACTACGCCGTGATTGACCTGTTTCCCGAGCGCACCGACGGCTACGACATCGCCGACGCGCTGCGCGACGGCCTGCGCCCGGACATCGTGCCGCCGGCCAAGCCCGAACCCAAGCCCAAGGCCAAGCTGCCGGCCGACACCGCCGACTGGAGCGTGAAGCAGCTCGACGGCCTGCACCGCGCCACCCGCTTCACGGAAGAATTTGAGCGCCGCGAAATCGACCTGACGAGGAACGCCGACAACTGGCAGACCGTGAACGATGCACTGGCTACCCTGGGCGACCATGGGCGCGAGCTGGTGCACCGTCTCGCTCGCCCCCGGCCGACCTATAAGAAGGACGACGTGGACGACTACTTTGACCAGTGCGCGGCCGTCGGGCGCGCCACCAGCATCGCCAAGTTCACGGCCATCGCCACGCACTACAACATCAACCTGAAGGAGCTGGACGCCAAGGAAGACCGCTTCGACTCGGTGCGCTCGCAGCTGCCCAAGGGCGTGAACGCGGAAGACTACTTCCTGCACGGCTTCTACGAGCAGGACAACGCCTACTACTCGGTGACTAAGGACGGCCCGAAAATGGTGTGCGGCTTCACCATCAAGGTGCTGTACCTGGTGAAGAGCAAGGCGGCCCCCAAGCGCATCGTAGAGCTGAAGAACCAGTTCGGCTACGCCACGGTGCTCGACCTGCCCACCGAGGCCTTCGTGAGCATCGGCGCGTTTAAGAAGGCCGTCGAGTCGGTCGGCAACTTCGTCTTCGAAGGCAACGACATCGACCTGACCCGCCTCAAGAAGAAGCTGTTCCGGGAGGAGCGCCTGACCCAGGAGATAAACGTGCTGGGCTGGCACCCTAGGGGCCAATTCTACGCCTTCAGCAACGGCATCCTGAACGGCAAGTGGACGCCGACCGACGAGTACGGCATCGTCGAGCATGAGGAGAAAAACTACTTCCTGCCCTACCTCTCGTCGATTAACGACGACTTCACCGAGTTCGGCAACGAGAAGAAGTTCGTGCACAAGGAAAGCCCGCTGACTTTCGCCCAGTGGGCGCCGCTCATCCGGCGGGTGTATGGCAACAACGGCTGCCTGGGCATCTGCTTCTATGTGGCCGCGCTGTTCCGCGACTACATCTTCGAGCAGCACAACGCCTTTCCGCTGCTCTATAACTTCGGCCAGCGCGAGTCGGGCAAATCGCAGTTCGTCGATAGCTTCAAGTGGCTGTTCGGCAAGCCCCAGGACTCGCTCAGCCTGGAAAACCCCTCGACCGTTATCGGCATGGTGCGCACGCTGGCCAGCTTCTGCAACAGCATCGTGTGCCTGGACGAGTACAAGAACAGCGTGGATAAGAAAACTATCGGCCTGCTTAAAGGCCTCTGGGACGGCTTCGGGCGCACCACCGGCGTAAAGTCCAACGACAACCAAACCAAGGTCACCAAGCCGCTCAGCGCCACCATCATCAGCGGCCAGGACATGCCCACCATCGACAACGCCCTGTTCACGCGCGTTATCCAGCTGGAGTTCCTCAGCAAGGGCCGCGACTACGAGGCCTACGACCTGCTCAAGGCCACCGAGAAGCAAGGCCTCACCGGCATCACGCTGGAGGTGCTCAGCCAGCGCCCGCACATCCTGGCCGGCTACCGCCCCAGCTACGACATCATTCTACGCTGGCTCAAGGACACCACGGCCAGCGAGAACATTCAAGACCGGATGCTGCAGAACATGGCCACCATTTTGGCGCCCACGTTGTTGCTGATGGATAACGGGTTACTAGCCTTCCCCTTCACCCGCGACGAGCTACTGGAGATGGCCCTGCACATTGTACGCCGGCAGCACCAGCAGATTGCCAAGAGCACCGACAGCTCACGCTTCTGGGACATCTTCGTGGGCATGGCCAGCCACAAGCCTAGCCCGCTCATTGTCGAGGGCGTGGACTACAAATTCCAAGGCGACAACCTCTGTATCCGCCTGGGCAACGTGCACCCTCCCTACCTGAGCCAACACCGTAGCCAGTACAACGTACCCGGCCTCGATAAGACGACGCTCGACTACTACCTCAAGCACGATGCGGCCTTCGTGGTGAAAAAGGATATGCGCTTCGAGTACCCGGCCGGCGGCGACCTGGTGGGCAGCACCTCGCCCACGTCGGCCTACTGTTTCAACTTCAAAGCACTGGGCATCGACCTGCTGCAATCGAAAGTGAGCACCACTGATTCCGAGTAGCGGCGGCAATCAGTTCAACCAGGTGGGCAGCCTGGTGCAGGGCAGCGCGAAAGCGCTGCCCTTTTTTCGTGCCCAAAGCCGGGAGAGTGCTAAAAGCATATTTGTTTAGACAAATATGCGCCACCCGTAAAAATCGGGAAGTGGTAGGTAAAAGTCGTTTTTGCCCCCTGACCACTTAAAAAGCCGACCTACACCAACCTACAAACCTACAGGCCTTAAATGCTGCCTCTGAATGTGCCCTGTAGATAGTTTAAAGAAGGTTTTTCTATTTAATAAGCAACTAGGGGAGACCGCCGAAGCTGTAGGTTCGTGTAGGTTTCTGTAGGTCGGTGTAGGTTGGCTCATTGGGGCGGCTGCTCACTCAACCTACACGACCTACACGATTTTGGGCCCCAACCTACACGGCGTAGCGCGCTGAACTGCGATTACAGCACGATAGGGCACTTTTTAAGGCGTGTAGGTTTGTAGGTTGTGTAGGTTGGCAAAAACACCATTTAGTGGCAGAATTCACGACTACTTTGAAAAAGTCGAAAATGGGGCCTCAACTTTGAAAGGACCCGATTCTTAGCGGTGTGCAATTGTTCGGCGGCCCCCTAGGTTGGCCCATGAAAACGGCATGAATGTGGCCCTCAGGCGGGTATCTTGCTGCTTGAGCCAGGCGCCTGGGTATTCCGAATTGTCCTGTGGTAGCCGCCTGGTAAATGGGAGCTTTACACCATGCCCCGCACGCCCCTTATGGAGAAAACTTTACCGATTGCCCTAGTGGTGCCGGTGCGCCCCGTAGTTGAGAAATACCTGCGTCGCAAGCTGCGCCTGGGTCAGGAGCAGAGCTTCCGCTTGACGAAGAAGGGTGTCATTGGTCGCACGCTCTACCATATCCTGCGTAACCCGCAACAGGACAGGCAGTACGTGGAGGCCGTGGCAACCTACGCCGGGCAGTTTGCGGTGAGCATTTCGGATGCCATGTGCTGGCTTAAAGGCTGCCGGCACCTGACGGCCCAGGCCATCCACGACTTCAACCGGCAGGTGGAGGACATGATGCTGGAGGAGTTTCACCTGAAGCTCGACACGCTCAGCGAGCACGGCGTGGTCTTCGAGACCAAGACCATGGCGCTGCGCTTCATGGAGCTAAATGGATTTACCGAAGAGGACATGAGCCTCGACGCCTTGCTTAAATCCTACTACCGCTACCGCAAAGGGGAAATACGCGGAAAACTCACCCTGCAGAGTACCACCAATATTCCGAATTGTCCGCTGCCGGTAGCGGCCTAACCCATGGCCGACTCGCCCGCTCAGCTGCGTAACCTCGACCAGCTGCTCTACGACAACGTGGGCGGCATCGAGGCGTTGTGGTACGCCGACGTGGCCGACGTGCTCAGCTACCCGGAAACCGATGCGGCGGCCCTAGTCAACAGCGTGCAGCTGGTGGCCGGCGCCACCTGGTACCAGCTGGTGGCCAGCCGCCAGTCGCTGGGCTTCAGCCAGCCCGGCAAGTACGACCGCCATGGTGACTACTGGCAGCCCAGCCTAAAGGGCGCCCTGGCCAAGGGCTCGGCCGCGCTGGCCCAGGGCCTCGAGGCGCTCGACGGCCGCCGGCTGCTGGTCATCTACCGCGATATGAACGGGCTGGTGTGGCTGGTAGGCTCGCCCGACGAGCCGCTGCGCTTCAGCGAGAAGTACGACGCCGGCACCGTGACGGCGCGCAACAACTACGACTTCACCTTCAGCGGCGAAACCACCCGCCGCGCCCGGCCCTACCTGGGCTCCTGGACGGTGAGCGGGCGCGGGCTGGAGAGCGGCGTGCAGCTGGGCAGCGGCCCGGCCAGCGGCACCGTGGAGCTGCGCACGGCCGGCGGCCGGCTGCTGGCCCTGGTGCCGGCGGGTAAGACCGTGGTGCTCAAGTCGGATTTCAAACTAAAATATGAGATAGTAGGATGACACTGAGCGACTACCTCGAAAAGTGGAACATCCGCTTTGCCGACAACGACGACTTCGAAATCGACGCCCAGGACTTACGCGAGTTCAAGGACGACACCGCCGCGTTCCTGGCTAGCATCGTGGGCGCCGGCGTGGGCCTCACCGAGCTGGTGCTGCCCATGGACGTGGTACAGGGCTACTACTACGTGACGAGCACCGCCATCTGGATGCCGCGCTCGACCTTCCGGGCCAGCGCCGCGCCGGTGAACGGGCCCAACTGGCGCCGGGTAGCCAGCTTCGTGCAAACCGTGACGGCGGCCAGCATCCTGGACGCCTCGGAAGCCGGGCGCGCCATTCTCACCACCAACGGCGCGCTGGCCCAGCTGGCGCTGCTCGACAACCTGAGCCTGGCCGGCTACCCGGCCCTGTCGCGCGTGTACGGAGAGCAGGGCGCGGTGAAGTATTTGCTCGACCAGGTGAAGCAGCTGGCCCAGGCCACGGCCGCTATGGCCCCGCCCACGGCCCCCGCGGCGCCCCTCGAGGTGGAGGTGAACGACGTGAGCAAGGAGTGGCTGGTGAAAGCGGCCCCCGGTTACCCGGCTTACTCGCAGTACAAGGTGGCCGGCCTGCCGGGCACAACGGGCACCGTGGTACTGGGGGCCAGCAATGCCTACCAGGTGAACGACGTGTTCCACATCAAAGTGGGCTCGGGCGTGCCGAAGGGCAACCTAGTGCTGTGTGTGGCTGGTTCCGGCAACCTGCCGGACGGCAAGCCGCTCACGAATAGCCAGGCCTTTACGGGGGCCTTGACTACCGAGCCGGATGCCAGCACTACCCGCGACCCTTACGACGTGCCGGCTGCTAAGCGCCGCTCGGTAGTTGATGCGGGCTTGCCGATGGTGCAGGAGTCCGACCCAACCTATTACGGCTGCGAGTTCGCCGATACGGTCTATGGCCCGGAGCAACCGGCCTATTACAAGTGCCGGCCCTCAGCGCCGGCCCAGGCAGGGGGGGCTACGCTCTGGTATTGGTTTCGCTTTGACGTGCTGTAGAACTGATGGGAAAACTAACTGATAATCGTATTAGGCTTGCCATTCAGCCCGTTGAGCAGCTACTGGTAAGCACGGCCACCGTTGCCGGCGTACCACTCGACCCGGCCACCGGCAGCACCTCGCCCGACAGCGTAATGCCGCTACCTGAGCAGATTGCCCGGGTATTTGACTTGCTCATTGCCCTGAGCGGGGTGCCCGACTATGCCCAGGTATTTGCCCAGCGGACGGGTATGCGGAGTGACGCGATGTTTCGGCGCCTGAACATCGTCGAGCCGCGCCTGGCAGTCGTCGAGCAGCTGCTAGCCAGTCAGCAACTGGTGAGCGATGCGCAGCAAGCGCTGCTGCAGGAGCTACTGCTTACCCAGGGCACGCAAAGCGCCCGCCTCGATGAGCTGACGGCCCGCCTGGAGCTGGTGCAGGCCGTGGCCCGCAACCTGGCCACTGACCTGGCCGCCAACCAGGCCCACGACGTGCTGCAGGATGCTGAGCTAGCCCTTATCCAAAGCCGACTCACGGCCGACGATTTAGCGCTGAGCGAATTGCGCGCCCAGAACCAGCACGAAGAAGCCGCCATTGCCGTGCTGCAGGCTACCGACCAGGTGACGGCCACCCAGGTGGCGCTTACCCTGGCCAAGGCCGAGGCGGCGCTGGCCCTAGGGCAGCAGGAGCACCTGGCTAACGTGGCCCAGCAGTCGCAGCTCGATAATATGGCCGCCCAGCAGCAGCTGCTGAAAGCGCAGCAGAGTGCCGACGAGCAGGCCATTGCCCAGGCCCAGGCCACGGCCAACCAGACGCTGCAAAAACTCCTGGATGACGAGCAGGCCATTGCCAAAGCCCAGGCCACGGCCAGCAGCGCTACCCAGGCGGCGGCCGCTGCTCAGGCGCGCGCCGATGCGGCGCAAGCCAGTGCCACCGCTGCCCAGGCCCGCGCCGAGCAGGCCGAGGCCGATGCGCAGCTGGCTAAAACGGCGGCCAGTACTGCCCAGGCCAAGGCCAACGATGCGGCCAGCGCCGCGGCGGCCGCCCAAACGACCGCGACCGCTGCCCAGCAGGCGGCGGCCACCAATGCCACCGCCCTGGTGGCGGTGCAAACGGCCATAGCTGGCAAGCTGGACTCGGCCCTGGTGCGCCGGGGAAACGTGGGCACGCCTGGCGTCACCATTCAGGTGCTTACGCCGACCACGGTGCAGGTGACCTTCGCCACGCCTTTTGCCGACGCCAACTACGAGGTATTCCTGAGCAAGCCCAGCAGCGGCTTGCTAGGCGTGGAGCTGGGCTGGCTCAATAAAACCGCGAGCGGCTTCACGCTGACGCTGCGCAACACCGGCGCGGCTTCGCTGGCCGTGCTAGCCAGCAGTGTCGATTACTACGCTATTCATAATTAAGCAGATGGCTACCCCTACTTCGTTTACCACTCGCATCAATACGCTGCTGGCGATGGAGGCCTGGGGCACCACCGCGCCACCGGCTGGTGACACTACTTCCCCAGTTATAAGCATCACGGTGCCAGTCGCTGGAGCTACGCTGACGGCTGGCCAGCAGGTCACGCTCAGCGCCACGGCTACCGATAACAAAGCTGTTACGGAAGTAGTGTTTAAGAATGGAGCCACCGGGCAGGTGTTAGGTACTGCTGCCAAGAATGGCAACACCTACACCCTACTCTACACGCCGACCGCTAGCGGCCCGCTCACGATTACGGCCACGGCCAGCGACGCCGCCGGCAACAGCGATTTTGCCAGTGTAACGGTTAACGTGCAGGCGCAGGTAGCTAGCAGCGTTGACGGCTTGGCAATGGCCGGGCAGAGCAACAGCTCCAGCCTAACGCCCAAGTCAAAATTCAGCGCCAAAGAGCAGCGCAAGTACACTAAGACCACCATCTGGAACGAGGGCGCTGGTGAGGAGCAGCCCCTGCAATTGGGTGTTAACGAGCAGGGCCTGAACGGGGCGGCCTTAGCCCAGCAGGGCTACCCTGGCTACGAGGACGGCGCGGGGGACGAGTGCGTGATTGCCAGCCTCTGGGAAGATAACCAGACCCGCAACCTCAGCATCATCAAGCCCTACGTGGACGGCATCATTAGCACCAACGGTTCATCGCTGAACTACTGGGCCAATGGGCAGAACGGCAATCCGTCCCTGTTCGACCTCTACAGCACGGAGTTCGGCCACAAGAAGGCCTACGCCAGCAGCCACCAGCAGACGCTGAACATGAAGTGGTTGCTCTGGAACCAGGGCGAGGCCGAGGTCAACTCGATGCTTTACCCCAACGCGCCGGGTAACGTCAACCCTGACTTCGTGGCCCAGACGCTGGCTTTGTTTGCCCGCTTCCGCACCCTGTTCAATAACCCGAACCTCATCATTTACGTGGTGCGCACCAAGGGGGCCAGCAACCAGTACGCCCAGGTCGGCGCGTATCAGCAGCAGGTCGTAGCCCAGGACCCCAACGCCGTGCTCATCGACGTGGCCCTGGACTACCTCTCGGATGGGGTGCACACCGACTACGCCGGCCGCGTGGCTGAGGGGACGGCCATTTACAATTACATGGTGGGCAACACCACCCCGCCCCCGCCCACGACCTACACCTTCATCGAGGCCGAGGAAAGCGGCTGGACGGATGTGGGCGGGACCTGGACGATTGACGACCCCAACGCGCCGGTGTATCCTAACCGGGGCCAGGGCAAGTCCAGCGGAGCCTTCACCTCCACGGTGGGCGCGCTGCGCCGGCGTGTTGTGACCGGCACCGGCATCGGCCTGCTAGCCCCCAAGTTTGGGGGCGGCGGTATGGTGGGAATGCGCATCTTCGACGGCGGTGGCACGAAGGTCTTTGACCAAAGTTTTGACAATAACTTTCCCGGAGGGGGCAATACGCTGGCCGGCTACCCGGATGCGCAGACCCCGCAGCTCGCGTTCAGCGGCCCCACCGGGGCCTATACGGTGGAAGTGTACTGCGTTTCGGGCACAGCCGTGTTCGACTCGCTGCGAGTGGATACGGTCAGCACCACGGCCCCCAGCATCAGCAGCTTCACGCCTACCACGGCTTCCGTAGGCGATACGATTACCCTCGTCGGCAGCAACTTCGCTTCGGGGGCAACCGTGCAGATTGGCGGCGTAGCTGCCACCAACGTTATCGTGGACAGCGCCACTAAAATCCGCGCGAACGTGGGCGTGGGCGCGGCCAGCGGCAGCGTGCGCGTGAGCACGCCCAACGGCACGGCCAGTAAGTCGGGCTTTGTGCTGGCCACCACTGATTCCGGCGGCGAGTTCACTGGCCCCAAGGCGCCGTTTATGCTGGAGGCCGAGGGCCCGGGCTGGACGGCGGCGGGGGGATTCTGGCAGCTCGACGCGCCCAACACTACGTTCTACCCCGACCGGGGCAATGGCAACAACACCGGCGCCTATACGGCCACGGTGGGCGCTCGCATGACGCAAACCGTGCTCTCGCGCAAAGTGGGGGTGCTAGTGCCGTTGTTTGGCGGCGGCGGGGTAATACGGATGCTGATACGTCGCGCCTCGACGGGCGAAGTGCTTTTCAACCAGACCGTAAGCAACGATTTTCCCAACGGCGGCAACCAGCAGGCGGGCTACCCCAACGCCAGCACGCCCCAGCTGGAGTACGGCGGCAACGGCACGCAGGAGCAGTTGAGCGTAGAAATCAGCTGCGCGGCGGTAGGTGTGGCGCCGGATAACTTGCCGGCCATTTTCGATGCCGTCTTGCTCAGCGTCTAGGCAGCTCTGATACGTAAGCCCCGCCCCACCCGGCGGGGCTTTTTTTCTGTCCTTCCTAGGCCTAGGCTGAGCCGAGAGTTTTGCAGCGTCCAAACCTCAGCGATGCAATTCAATAGCGCCTTAGCGGCCATTTTGGCCGGGCAGTTTTTACTCGAGGAGTCGGCCGTGCCGGGCTTCATGCTGCAGGCCGCCCGCCTGCTCATGGAGACCGGCCCTACCGGCCCCAGGCCCCAGGCCCAGGAAGAGGCCGCCCAGCATGTGGTGCAGGCCATCAGCCACGACGCCGAGAGCGTGCAGCTGCGCGGCTACTTCTCGCTCGACGACGTGCCCGCCGGCTCGGTGGCCATCACATCGGTGTCGGGCGTGATGATGCCCGGCGACAGCTACGACTGGGACTACGGCTACACGCCTGGTACCCGGACGCTAGCCGCCCGGATGCAGCAGGCCGACGCCCACCCCAACATCTGCGCTCACGTGGTGCACCTGGCCACGCCCGGCGGCTCGACCCTAGGGCTGGAGCATTTCGGTGGCGTGCTGCTGGGTCTTACCAAGCCGGTGGTAGCCTACGTCGAGATGATGTGCTCGGCTGGCTTGTGGTTCGGCAGCGGGGCCGATGTCATTGTGATTGCGCGCACCGGCATCGCCGGCAGCATCGGTACTAAATGGGACGGCATGGACTTCAGCGGCATGTATGAGCGGCTGGGCATCAAGGCCGTGACCGTGACGGCTACCGATTCGAGCGACAAAACTAAAATGTTCGACGAGGCCCTCAAGGGCAAGCCGGCCCTGCTGCGCTCGCAGCTGCTCGACCCGCTCAACGATGAATTCCTGGCCGTGGTGAGCACCAACCTACCCAACGCCACCGACGACACCAAGACCGGCAAGCTCTTCGTGGGCCAGGCCGCCGTCGATAACGGACTGGCCGACCAGCTGGGCTCGCTGCAGGATGCCATTCAGCTGGCCTTCGAGCTGGCCGAGGAACAGGGCTACACCGCACCGCCTACCGGCTATTTCTCCGCTTCCATTCACCCCTCAACTACCACCAATTCAACAACTACCATGGGACTGTTCGATAAGAAGAACACGACTGCCGCCACTGCCTTCGCCGCCATCGCGGCCCTGGCCGGCAAAACGGGCCTAACGGCCGAAACCACCAAGGCCGCCAACGAGGAACTGATTGCTGCCGGCATCGAGGATGCTGCCATCATCACCCGTGCCGAATTCCAGGACCTCAAAGCCAAAGCCGGCCGCGCCGATGCTGCTGAGAAGGACGCCACCGCCGCCAAGGCCAGCGTGACCGACCTCACCGCCAAGCTGACGGCTTCGGAGGCTGAAGTAGCCCGCCTGGGTTCTTTGGGTGGTACCCAGCACACCACCTCGACCAAGACCGAAGGTGACAAGCTGGACGCTCCTAAGGCCCACGCCTGGTTCAACGCCGACCACGACCACAACAAGGAGGCTAACGCCCTGCTCGGCTAAGCTGCCGCATGGGATGCCACCCATTTAGGGCGGTATCCCATGCACTGCTACCCGGCTACCAATTACCTGCTACCCAATCTATACTTTTTACTTATACCTACTTAACGTTATGGCTATCAATGCCACCCAGCTAAGAGAAGAATTAGGTGCCTATTGCCGCACCAACAATCAGGAGATTCGCAGCATGGCCTACCAGGCCTCGGTGACGGCCAAGTACATGAAGCTCGTCGCTTCAGTGAAGGGCGTGTTCCCAGCTCTGCAGGCCATTACCGGCCACCTGGTACAAGGTTTCCAGGCCGTGTGGAACCCGCTCGGCATGACCAAGTTTAAGGTCAACGAGTTGCGCAACTACCGTCAGAAGGTCAACTACCCCATTCGCCCGAATGACATCCACGCTTCGTGGCTGGCGGCCCTCTATACCGAGAATAAGAAGCCGGCCGACATGCCGATTTCGCAGTACATCATCAACCAGCAGCTGGTGCCCAAGGTGGTAGCCGACCGCGAGTTGCTCATCTGCAAGGCCAAGTACGACGCCACCAAGCTGAATCAGTTCGGCTACTCGATGAACGGCATCGTGGAAATCATCAACCAAGGCCTGGCCGCTAACAGCGACAACCCGGTGTACCAGGTGCCGATGGCGGCTTTCACCTCGAGTAACATCACCGACCAGGTGACGAGCTTCGAGCAGGCCATCCCGGAAGTGCTCAAGTCGTTCCTGACTCGCATCTTCATCAGCAGCGCCAACCTGGAGAAGTATCGCCTCGACTACTTCAAGAAGTACGGCGCTTATCCCAGCTACACCGATGGTGGCGGCTTCAAAACCATCCTCGGTGGTCGTGAGCTGGTGGGTCTGCCCGGCCTGAACGGCTCGGACCTCATCTTCACTACCCCAGCTGAGAACTTCCTGCGCCTCATCGACATCACCGACGAGGCCATCATCAACGACATCCAGGCGGCCGACTACGACGTGAAAATTTTCATGGAGTGGTCGGAAGGCGTGGCCTTCCACACCAACCAGATGGTAGTGGCTGGCGTGGTAGGTGGCACCGTGACGGGCCTCGGTACCGACGACCTAAACGAGGAGTACTACCCCAAGACTATCGCCTAGGCTAATTAACGGCCCGCCCTGGATTAACCGGGGCGGGCTCATTATTCACTTATTCACCTAGTTATCCACTATGGCACTAGACTTTGAGGACATCGACGGCACCAGCGGCCTAGACAATAGCGCTGGTATCCAGCAGCCGGTGTACTACGTTGACCACAACGACGTAAAGACGCACCCCACCTTCCCCAAGATTGAAACCTCGGACACGCTCGAGGAGCTGGTGACGGTGAGCACCAACCTGGTGCTGAAGCCTGGCAAGACCATGAAGCGCATTCGCGTGACCCTGGAGGCCGGCGCGCTCACCAGCGAGAGCCAGGGCGAAATCGACGGCATGAGCTTCAAGAACGCGCTGAAGTTTTTGGTGGCCGGCAACAAGGGCAATTCGGACGGCTTCGCCCGCTACGCCAAGAATGGCAACTTCTACCTGCTCACCTTCGAGCTGGATGGTACGGCCCGCCTACTCGGCAACCCCGGCTACCCGGCTAAGATGATGTCGGCGCCCGGCACCACCGGCGAGAAGTCGGCCGACCGCAAGAACCGCACCTTCACCTTTCAAAGCGTGTGGAGCGGCCCGGCGCCCATCTTCACCGGCAAGGTGCAAACGGCCGGCGCGACCGATGCCGAGCCAGTGACCGACCAGGAGCTGGTGTACCTGAAGTAGTTTTGCAGCTCACAGCGGTATAGTCACCGCCTGTTGAGATAAAGTTAAAAAGCCCTAGGACGCTGTTCTAGGGCTTTTTTTCATGTCCTTTCCAGCCGGCAATTGCCAGGGGAATTTCGGGGCATGACACCGCAAGAATGGCTCGATAGCGAGCGCGACTACGAGGCCGGCCGGCAGCTCTACGAGCAGCTGGGCGACAATCCCCGCCTCAAGCAGGTCCTAGGGCACGGCCCCAGTGCCTACAACACCGAGGCCCTCGAATGGGAGCTAGTTAAGCTCGCCCAGGCCGGTGTGGTGACATCCGTTGTCACTGTACATGTCACCGCAACCGCGCCACTGCCGGACGTCGATGTCCAGCAGTCGGTACCAACCCCTAGGGCCGAAACCAGCGCAAACGCAACGAATTCGTTGCAAACGGTACCAACCAGCGCGCCAGCTGGTACCGAGCTACCCAGCACGGCCGCCGTGCTGCTCATGCAGCTGAGCCAGGCCCGCCGGCCGCTCTACGACCAGCGCACCGTGCTGCACCAGGGCCTGGAGCACCACCCCACCGAGGCCGACGCCCTGGTGGCCGCGCGGCACATCCTCAAGCTAAGCCGTGAGTTGAACGCCAACTGGAAGGACGACGCCCACGTGCGCGCCCATGGGGAGCTGCCGGCCGGCCCGCCGCCGGCGCCCGGCCTCGATACCCTCACGCCGGCCGAGCTGGTGAAGAAGCGCGCCAACCTGCGCAGCCAGGTGAGCAAACTCAAAAAGCAACCCCACCGCGCCGACGACCTGGCCAAGGTGCAGGCCACCCTGGCCGAGGTCGAGGCCTTAATCAACCCCGCTGCATGACACGTGATTACTACGCCCAGTTGAAGGCCAACCGTGACCGCTACGACGTTATCACCGGCCAAATCAAAGAAGCGGAAACGCTGCTCGACCAACTTCGGACGGCACCCAAGCAAACCACCTTTGAAGTGCGGCCTGAAGGGGCTCCCCAGGGTGTTGGTGGAGCTAGTAAAGAGGTGCTGTGCGCTGCGCTTCGGCAATACATCGCTTTGAAAGAAGAGGTGCTCACAGGTATTGAGTTTGAGTTTAGCAAGCTGTAGATGAGCCAGAAAAAACCGCTAGTGGAGCTGCCGGCGCGCATCGAGACGCCCTTCGACCGGCTGTACTACAGCTACCTCAGCGAAGAGGTCGAAGCGCAGCTCACCGAGGCCGAGCTGCGCTACCGCGAGCGCGTGGATGCCGCCTGGCACCACATGGTCGGGCGTAAGTCGCCCATTGCGGCCGCCGAATACCTGCAAACCCACCACGAGGTAAAACGCACCACTGCTTTCCGCATCGTGCGCGACGCGCTGCAGCTGTTTGGCGACGTGGTGAAGTCGAGCAAGGACGCCAAGCGGCGCCTGCTCTGGGAATACTCGCTCAAGGGCCTGGACACGTGCTTGGCTATCGAGGATATGCGCGCCTACGCCGCCATTCTCAAGAACATGACCACGTTCGAGGGCCTCAACATCGAGGATAACAGTTTTGACGGCGAAGCCATCCAGGCGCACACCTACCTCATCCAAATCGGCGCCGGCAAGGGCCAGCTGCAGTTTAACGTCAATGCCATCGAGGAGCTGCCGGCCGACCAGTACGAGGTAGTCAAGGATGCCGTCGAGGACATGACCATTAGCCCCGAAGCGATGGAAGACATGCTCGATAAGGCCGAGCGTAAAGGAAAGGGCAAGCGCAAGTGAGCGAAATCAAAATCAAGCCCCTGAACTTCAACCGGCCCCAGTTGCGGTTCATCATCACGCTGATGATGTCGGCCGTGAGCATTTGGGGCCGCGCCACCGGCAAAAGCTCGCTTATCGCCTGGCTGATGCACCTGGTGGTGCAATACCTGCCCCGCAGCGCCTGGGCGCTCTGTGGGCAGACCTACCAGCAAATTCTGACCCGCACGCTGCCCTCGACGATTGCCTCGCTCGAGCGCATCGGCTATTTCCAGAACGTGCACTACACCATCGGCGTGCAGCCCCGCAAGGGCTGGCCACTGCCCTACGAACCGCCGCTGAAGTGGACCTATTGCATGCTGTTCTACACCGGGGCCTGTTTTCACCTCATTTCGCTCGATGGGGGCGGGGGTAGCGCCCGGGGCCTCAACCTGGATGGCATTATTGCCGACGAGTCGCTGACGCTCAACAAGGAGAAGTTCGACGACGAGGTGATACCCGCCAACCGGGGCAACGAGCGCCAGGCCTGGGCTGAGCACCGCCTGCACCATGGTGTTTTCCATTTTACCTCGATGCCCTACGGCAGTCAGGGTAAATGGCTATTGGAGGGCAGCAAGCACTACCAGGAAGCCGGCCGCGACTACGAGGCGCTGAGCCGCGAGCTAATCAAGCTGCAGCTGCAGTACATCCGCAACAAGGACCGCGAGGCGCGCCGGCGCCTCTACGCCGACATCGTGGAAATCACCACTCAGCTGCGCTACCACCCCGACCAGGACGGCCTACTCTACTCCGAAGCCAACGTCTTCGAGAACCTCACCAACGTCAGTATCCGCTCGCTGGAGCAGCAGGAGCGCCTGCTGCCCGAATTCACGTTTCGGGTAGAGGTGCTCAACCAGCGCCCTACTACCGTCGAGGCCGGTTTTTACCCCACCCTCGACACCACCAAGCACGGCTACGAGGCCTTCCAGTACAACCACCTGGATGCCGAGAAGGAAGAGGAACAGTACCAGCTCAAGCGCCTCAAGCGCCTGGCCGAGTTCCCCGATAGTCGCCAGGATGCGGACTGTGATACAGCCCTGCCCCTGCGCTTGGCTGTGGACTACGGTAAGGCTACCTTCCTTACCATCGCTCAGGTGCACAGCAGGGTGCGGGAGTATCGTTTCCTGAAGGGCCTATTCGTGAAGCACCCCCAGCTCATTCGTGACCTGTGTAAGCAGTTCACCGACTACTACGCCAACCACGTCAACAAGCGCCTGGTCTTTATTGAGGATGCCGAGTACGGCAACAACCGCATCCCCAACAGCACCGAGACCTACAACCAGCAGTTCGTGCGCCTGCTGCGCGAGGCTGGCTGGAAGGTCGAAGTGAAGAAGCTAGGCCGCATGCCCAGCCACCAGACCCGCTACCTGCTGGCCCATGAGATGCTGGCTGAGCTAGACCCCAATGGCTGGCGCATCCGCTTCAACAAGCACCACTGCAAGCAGGTGCTTATTGCCATGCAGCTGACGGAGATAAAGGAAGGGCCCAAAGGCATCGAGAAGAACAAGAAGCCCGAGGGCCTCAAGTCAGTGCCCGCTGAGGATGCGCCCCACTTCACGGACACCGTGGACCTGCACCTGCTTAGCATCGACGACACCATCCTCACGCCTACCGCCGACTTCGGCGGCTTCGTGATGATGACCGGCTAGGCAATCCATAATTGCCGTCCATAACTAGGCTAAAAGGCCGTTTCCAGCATGGAAACGGCCTTTTTGTTGTCCATAACTAGCCAAAACCCCGTTCATATATCCCTTTTTCGGCCGTGGCAATTGCCGAAAGCCGTTAGCGTAAACCGGGGTCTAAATCGGAAAATCCGAACTAAACTTCTCGAAAATCGCCCAAAATCTGCGTTTCCAGCACGCCAGGGCACTATGGCCCCGAACTAACTTTTCACACGTCCGCGGCAGGAGTCTCACAACTATCGAGGGGGCTTTTTACTGTCCTTTCCATCGCCGTCCGGGCCGGGGAATTTCGTGGCACGATGGAGGCCAAACAAGTCATAACGCTCAAGCAGGTGCTCGCCCAGATGGCGGTGGCCACCGAGCCGTTTTCGCTGCGCTACGTCAAGTGCAACGAGCAAAAAAATACCGGCGGGGAAGTAGTCGAGCTGCACCAGCAGCTGCTCAGCCAGAAGGGCCAGCCAGAAGCGGCGCCAGCCCTAGGGCCCGGGCCTGAGGCAGCCGATGAGGTGGAGGCCTGGATGAATCGCGCCCCCAACCACTTCGAGAATATGACGCGCAATCTGGTGAGCAAGGTCAACGGCCACTATACCAAGGTGCACATCTACCTCATCACCGAATTCGAGGGTAAAAAGGTCATTATCTGATGTCAGTACACTTATCTGCCGACAATTCCTTCGGCTATATCGACGGCGTAGGCGCCCTGGTGCGCACTGGCACCGGCGCCGCGGGCGCCGCGCCGGGCACCACGGCCAGCGTCTCGCTCACCAAAAACGCCACCGGCAGCTCAGACGTGGCCTTTTGGGGCTCGGATAACGGCTTTCCCCAGCAGGTGGTGGCCGATGCCGAGGCCAACACGTCGCTGGCCACCATGCTCAACTGGAAGGCCAAGGCCTGGTACGGGGGTGGCCTGTGCTACGGGCTGGTGAGCTACGACGAGTCGGGCGAGGAAGTCTTCAAGCAGCTGCGCCTGCCCCAGGTCGAAGAGTTTATGCGCCGCTCGAACGTGGCCCGCTACGCCATGGAGGCACTCATCGACATCAGCTGGTTCGGCCAGGCCTTCATCGAGGTAATTCTGACCCGCAACCGGCAGGAAATCTACTCGGTGTCGGCCCTCGACACCACCTGGTGCCGCTACGCCAAGGCCAAGCGCCCCCAGGACCTGATGAAGCTGGTGTACTACAACGCCAACTGGACGACCGGCGGCCGCTTCGACGACGAGTACAGCAGCAAGATTCCGGTGCTCGACCCCTACTATGACGCCGTGGCCGGCCTGCGCGCCCGCAAAGACAGCTTCAACTACATCTACCCCATCAGTTTTCCCTCGCCGGACAAATCGGAATACCAGCTAGCCAGCTGGAATACCGTGCGCCGGAGTGGCTGGCTCGACATCGGCCGGGCGGTGGTGGAATTCAAGAAGATGCTGCTCAAGAACATCCTCAACATCGAGTGGATGATTGAAATCAACCCCGCGTACTGGCACTGGAAGTACAAGGAGTGGGATGAGAAGAGCGACGACGACCGCCGCCAGCTGATGGCTGCCGAGCTGAAGAACTTCGGCGACGTGATGAGCGGCAGCAATGGCGCCGGCAAGTCGCTCATGACCACCACCGTTAAAGACAGCCAGCAGAACGACGTGGCCGCCTTCAAAGTGACGGCGCTCGACAAGAAAATGCGGGAGGGGCTTTTCAACGAGGACTCCCAGGAGTCGGCCAGCCACGTGTTCACGGCCGGCGGTGTGGCGCCCACGCTCATGGGCATCCAGCCCGGCAAGAACATGGGTGCCGGCAGCGGCTCCGACGCCCGGGTGGCCTTCAACAACTTCATCAGCACCTCGACTTTCGAGCAGCACCTGGTGCTGGAGGTGCTGCACTTCATCCGCGACTACAACAACTGGCCCGCGGAGCTGGAATTCCGCTTCAAGCAGCCCCTTATCATGACCCTGGATAAGGGCAAGCAAACCCAACAGCAGACCGCGTAATGGCCCTACTCGACTCCATCGACGACTTCCGGCAGCACGTGGCGCTCAGCGCCTCGACCGATGACGATTATTTCCAGCAGCTGCAGGGCGACCTGCTGCTGGCCGAGGAGGACTACCTGCGCCCCGCCATCGGCGAGGCCTACGAGGCGGTGCGCGACAGCGCCACCGGCCGGCTTCGCACGCTGCTGCAGGCGGCGCTGGCCAACCTCACCATGCTCAGCTACCTCGACGTGGCCCAGGTGCAAATCAGCGGTGCCGGCGTGCAGATTATCAGCACCGAGCGCGAAAAGACGGCCTTCCCCTGGCAGATTGACAACCTGAAGGCCAGCTACGCCAAGAAGGGCTTCAATGGGCTGGAAAAGGTGCTGGGCTACCTGGAGGAAAACGCCGACACCTTCCCCACCTGGCGCGACTCGGCCACGGCCCAGGCCACCCGCTCGCACTTCCTCAGCTCGGCCGCGGCCTTCAGCCAGTACTACAACATCAGCAACGCCCGCCTCACCTTCCAGGCCCTGGCCTCGCTGCTGCGCAAAACTGAAGACTTCCGCCTGCTGCCAGCCCTAGGGCCCGAATACTCGGAGGAGCTGCACCAGCAGCTGGTGAAGGATGAGCTGACGCCGGAGAATGCCAAGCTGCTGAGCGACTACGTGCGCCCGGCCCTGGCCCACCTGGCCATGGCCCAGGCCATCGGCGAGCTGGGCTTCTCGCTCAATGGCCAGAACCTGGAGCTGAACGTGTACCGCCCGGACGACAGCAACAGTAAGGAGGCGGACCCGGGCCTTACTCAGCTGCTGGACATGAAAGCCCACCAGGCGCTGGAAGACGGCGAGCGCTACCTGCGCCGCATGGTGAGCCACCTCAACGCCACGGCCTCGGAAACGCGCTACCCGACCTACTTCAGCGGCTCGGCCTACGAGAAGCCGGCGGTGCCCAACTACTTCGTCAACGACCTCAACGCCAAGATTTTTGGCACCTTCTAAATGAGCGACGTGACACCAGACCGGGTAGAGCTGAGCGAGCACAAAACCCACAACAAGGTGCTGCTGGCCGTGGTGGCATTCCTGGCCCTAGTGCTGCAGGGCTTCTTCACCTACAACATCACCAGCGCCAGCACCGAGATGCGCGAAACCAACCGGAATCTGGTCGAGGTGAATGCCTCCATCCGGGTGGTGCAAACCAGGCAGGACTACCAGCAGACGCAAATCAGCGACCTGAAGAAGAAAGACGAGCAGCACGACCTGGTGCAAAAGGGCCAGGAAGCCCGCATGCAAGCCGTCGAGCAGAGCATTGCCCTACATAATCAATGGATTCAATCGCATAATCAATAAGCACTTATCCACTATGCCTACTACTCGTTTTTTTAACTGGCTGCGTGCCCGCTCGGAGCAGCTCACGGCCTGGTACACCGACCTGGAAAAGGGCAGCAAATTGCTTGTCCTGGCCCTGGTAGCCCTGATGGCATTCCTGTTTCTGCCGCCAGTTATTCGGCTGCTGCCTGAGCTGGGCGGCTTCACGCCCGATACGCTCAACGCCTACACCCTAGGGGCCGCCCAGTACTTCCTGGCCATCACCATGGCCTACGTCAGCTGGCGTTGGCTTTTCCCCGGCCTGTATGCCTACGCGGCCGAAACGATGGAGGGCAAGCTGCTGGAATCCATCACCAACGACTTGCTGGCGCTCTTCAGCAACGAGACGATTACCCTGCCTGAGCTGGCCGAGCGCCGCAAAATCGCCACCCTTCAATTCCTCATTCGATGCGTTCGATTCTTGTATTCTGTTTCGCCCTTTGTCTTCTTCTTCATGGGGTCCAATGCCGCGCTGACGTCCGCGCTGACAGCAGTGCCAGCCGCCGCGCCCGCGTTGTAAGAGTTGCCCAGAGCCTGGTCGGCATCCGCGAAGTCGGCCGCAACGCCGGCGCCGCTGTCGAGCGCATCATCAAGTTTGCCGGCGGCAAAGTGGGCGACGCCTACTGCTCCTGGACTGTCGTGGCCATCATGCGCTGGGCCGGCATCCAGGTGCCCCGCTTCGGCAAGGCGAAGACTTGGTTCGACAGTACCCACACCGTTTGGCGGGCCGGGCGGCAAGTGCCGGGTAGGCCTGGCCCCCAAATGGCCGACTTACTGGGCTACACCTGGGGGCATGCCGAAGTCTGCCACGTCGAAACCGAAACCGGCCCCTGGGGCACCGGGCCCAGCGTCCGGGCGGTCGGTGGCAACACCGGCGGGGGCGGTGCCTTGAAGCGCGAGGGCGAGGGTGTGTATGAGAATTGGCGCCTCAAGCGCCTGGTGCACGCCGTGGCCAACGTCATCGACAACCCCCGTTATTCCAAATGAGAGCCTTGCCGAAGTACCTCTACCGCTTCCTGGTGGCCCTAGGGCTGGCCACGATAGTGTACCAACTCAGCAGCTGCGCGCGTCGGCCGGCCTGGAATGGCTTCAGCCACCCGGCCTACCTGCCGGCCAGCCAGCCCCGCGTGCACCGCCTCGACTCGACAGCGGCCGCCAACTGGGCGCCCCGCCCCAACCTTTTCCAGCCCTAGGCCCATGCGTATCCAGTTATTAGTTGCTTGCTGGTGGCTGCTGCTCACCAGCTGCGCCACGTCGGCCGACGTGGCCACCACCATCAGCCAGCCCCTCGACTCGACGCTGGTGCACCAGGCCCAGGCCAGCGCCGCGCGCGTGGTCGTCCAGCGCCTGAGCACCGGCCGCATCAAGTTCAAGGGCCCCGTTACCATCCAGCTGGGCGGCACCGGCAACTCGGCCAGCGCGACCGCCGCCGACAAAGCTAAGGCGCCAGTGGCCGCCGGGCCGGCCGCGGTGGCCAACGACGGCAGTCGCAAGGCCACCAACACGCCCTGGTACGTGTTTGCGGGCCTAGGCCTAGGGGCGCTGGCTGGCGGCTACTTGCTGCGCGGCAAGCTGCTGTGAAGCCTAGTCAAGAAATGCTGTAACTTGGAGGCGTGACCATCGCATTGCGAAAGATTACACAATCCAAGTGAAAATAACTATGGCTAATCCAGTGATAGGTTTTGTAGAAGGGGCGAAGGGGCTAGCCAAGAATCCGCTGGGAATCATTGCTCTTTTCGTGTCATTAATATATGGCTTTGCTTGTCTAGTGCTCAGTACTAGTATTGCTAATTTGCATAATGAAGCTGAGAGATTACCTCTTATATGGTTTATTATAATATTCCCGATAGTGATTTTGTTGGCTTTTATTTTTCTTGTAACTAAGCATCATGGTAAGCTTTATTCTCCAAGTGATTACGGTAATGCTGAATCTTTTTTACGGACTATAGAAGGAGCGCAAAAATTTGAAGCGATTGAGATTGGGGTTGCTAAGAGTGACTCACATACAGGAGAACTTACAATAAGCTCTGCATCGCAAGTTAATTTAGTGGCTAAATCAGAAAGCGTTAGCTTTAATAATAGCTTGTTTTTGCCAGAAACTAAAGAAAACTTGATGATGGCTAATGATTTCTTTAGAGAGTATTTAAGGTTGTATAATCTAAATAGTTATGCTGAGTTAGCAAAGGATTTTTCTTTTGGAGCACAGGCGCCAGAATATTTCCTTTTAAGATTTGTTTTGAAAAAGGAAAAGTTAAATAGACCTAATGCATCTTCAAGCTTGGAGATTATTATTCGAGTAACAAGAGATACTAATGGAGTATTAAATATGATTGCTATTGGGAAGAATATTATCGAAAGTAATGTTCATGAGTTTGCGCAGAAGGTAATGAACTATACTGGTGAATTCATCCTGAGGGCTACCAGACCTCTCGATAACGAGGAATGAGGTGATTAACAAAAGGCCCAGCTAGTAAGTCGGGCTTTTTTATGTCCTTTCCAGGCGGCAATTGCCAGGGGAATTTCGGGGCAGTTCAGCCCCCTTTACCCCATGGTTTCCGCTCAAATCGGCTCCTATTCCCGGCAACTAGCCACCACCTGGAACGAGCTAACCGGCCGGCAGCTGCTGCGCCTGGCGCGCCTGCGCCTGGCTGGCCAGGAGCCTACGCCCGACGACTTGCTACAGGTTCTGCTGCAGGTGCCGCCTAGTACCTGGCGCCGCCTCTCGGTAGCCCACCGGGTGCAGCTGCGCCCGAGGGCCCAGTTCCTGAGCGCCACCGCCCAGGGCGTGGCCCCGCTCACGGCGCAGCTGCTGCCCCATTTCAATTGCAGCTGGTGCCGCTACTACGGCCCCCGCGAGGCCTTCCGCAACCTGCGCTTCGACGAGTTCATCTTCGCCGACAGCTTCTACCTGCGCTACCTGAAGACCGGCGAGCAGCGCTACCTCGACCAGCTGGTGGCCGTGCTCTACCGCCCCCAGGCTGCCGGCTACGCCCCGCGCTCAGTGGACTACCAGGGCGACCGCCGCGAGCCCTTCAACGAGCACCTGCTGCCCAGCCGCGCGAAGACCCTGGGCCGGCTGCGCGCCAACGCCAAGCTGGCCGTGCTGCTCTACTACCGTGGCTGCCGGCGCCTGCTCGAGGAGCGCTACGACTACGTGTTCACCGAAAGCAACCAAAGCCAGGCCACCAGCAGCGGCTGGCAGGAGGTGCTGCACGGCCTGGCTGGCGAGGTGATTCACCTCGAAGCCACCGCCCACCAGAGCCTGCACAACGTGCTGCGCCACATGAACCGCGTGCTGCGCCTGAACCAGGAGCGCGCCGACGCCCAACGCTCCTAGCCACTGACCGACATCGATGTCGGACACATGCCCCTATGCTTACCCAGAAGACCTACACCGACCTGCTCAAGGACCTGGCCACGCGCCACGTCGAGATTCAGCACACCGAGAAAAACCAGCGTTTTCTCAAGCTCATTGTGGCCGCCGACCCCATCCAGAAGATAGCTAACCTGAGCACCTTTTATCAGAAGGGTAAGGCCACGCTACCCGGCAATGACTTCTTCGTGGTGCAGCTCAGCTACGATACCCTGCACCAGGATACCGGCGCCGACGAGGTGAAAGCGCACCGGCGCGGCGGCTTCATGGTCATGCACAAGGCCCGCGACACCCAGGAGAGCCGCGACCAGGTGCTGAGCGACACCGAGCGCATCGGCTACGAGCTGATGGCCGCCGTCTGCGAGTTTTTTCGCGGGATGGCCGGCCGCCGCGCGGGCCGCACGCTCGACCGCTCCAGCATTGCCGTCGAGGCCGTGGGCCCCCTGGGCGACTACTTCTGCGGCACTCGCTTCGAGTTCGACTTCACCGAGTCGGCTACCCAGTCCCTCACCTACGACGCTACCCGCTTCGCCTCCTAGTTATGGCCGCTCGCTACGCTAAAATCACGCTGCGCGCCGGCTGGAGCTGGAACGACAGCATCCGCGCCGTCCAGACCGAATTCGTGCGCCTGCGCCTCGGTGGCCAGCAGGAGACCTACCGCCGCGGCGGCGGGGCGAATGAGTACGCCGTGCCCGACCCGGACGACACCAGCCCCCAGCGTGAGTTCGTGCTGCAGGGCGTGCGCAACCTGGCGGCCCTCATCAAGGCCACCATCGTCAAGCGCGGGCTGTTCTACACCGTCAGCGACGTGCGCGACGTGGGCGATGACGCCAGCCACGGCGGGTTCGACAACGGCGACAACACGCCCTGGCCGCTCTTCGAGTTCGACATCACGGCCACCATCTACGACCCGGGCCACGACATCGCCTTCGCTTACTCCGACGCCTACCAGGGCTGGAAGGTGGTGGCCAACCTGACGACCATCCGGCCGCTCAACATCCAGGTCATCACCCAGGACGCCGGCATCTTCGGCACGGCTACCGGCAGCGCCAACCTGCAGGCCAGCGGCAACGGCGCGCCCTACGACTTCCGCTGGGCGGATGGTTTTGTAGGCGACCAGCGCCCGGGCATGGCCAAGGGCACCTACTACTGCACCGTGACCGACGCGCTGGGCGAGTCGGCCCGGGTGGAAATTGTCATCGACTCCGACCCGCGCCTGCAGGTAGCCGTCGTGGCTGGCCCGGACAGCGTGGAGCTGGTGCCCAGCGGGGGCCTGCCGCCCTACGCCGTGGCCTGGGCCGATGGCCCGACCACCTTCCGCCGCACTGGCCTCGCGGAGGGTACCTACCCCTGGGTGGTGACCGATGCGCGCGGCGCCCGGCTGAGCGGCCAGGTCGTCATCGAGCGCGCCGACCGCTACTGGTTTTCCGGCAACCCCATCACGCTGAGCCTGCAGGCCAGCGACCCCACGGCCACCGGCTTCGCCTGCGAAGTGTTCGTCGAGCCCGACTACCTGAGCGGCGTGTTCGTGCCGGCCGGCCTGCCCCTGGAGCAGCCGCTGGATGCCGATGGCCGCACCACCTTCGAAGTGCAGGAGCTGCTGGAGCCCTTCGTAGCGCCGGTGCTGCCGGCGCCGGGTGCCACGGCAATCGGGTTACAGAACGGGCAGTTCTGCCGGTTTTACCTGCAGCACTACGAGGTGACGCCCACCAGCACCGGCGCCAGCACCAGCGTGCAAACCAACTACCTGCTGCACGGCGGGCTGGGCTTCGAACAGGCCATCAGCACCGACTGGCTCAGCTACCAGCAGCGCCGGCTGCCGTTCCTGACCTGGGAGCCCGACTTCAAGAAGGTGCTGCCCGACCAGCCCGAATACCTGTATTTTATGGCCCCGCGCGCGGTGCCGGCCGGCTTCGCGCTGCGCCTCGACCTGACCTGGGCCGATGGCACCACTACCAGCCAGGCCACCCTAACCGGCCCCGCCGCCCTGGTGAACGAGGTGTTTTGCCTGCCGGTGGGCCCGCTGGCCCTCGGGCTGGCCGCGCTCGAGGCGGCAGCCGGCCAGCTGCTCACGCGCTACGCCGTCACGGTGCAGGCCCGCGACGGCGGGGCCGCGCTCAGCGAGACGCGCACCTTCGTGCCCGACCGCCGGCCCTGCGCCGTGCGCCGCTACTTCCTGTATGCCAACAGCCTAGGTGGCTGGAACACGCTGGTATGCCGGGGGCGCGGCTCACGTGAGCTGGCTACCAAAACCAGCCTGAGCGAAAACGCGCTGGCCGCCGGCTACGACCCCCTGCGCGGGAGCCTGACCATCAACCGGCGCACCGGCACGCCCACGCTCAAGTGCTACACCGGCGCGCGGTCGGCGGCCCAGCTGCTGGCCGACCAGGACTTCCTGCTCAGCGAGCGGGTGCTGCTGCTCCAGGACGGGCGCTACCTGGCCGGCCAGGTCAAGGACCGCACCGTGGGAGTGGCCGACGACGACGAAACCCGGCGCGTGGTGCAGTTCGACTACGAGTTGCCCCGCGAGCGCTACTACACCCCTAGGCTCCCCACCGCATGACTGGATTCCAACTAGCCAGCGAGTGGCTCGACTACGCTGGCACCGTGGGCCTGGAGCTGCGCAGCCCCCTGTTCGACCACGAAAGCATTCCGGGCCTGCTCTCGTACCCCATCGGCTTCAGCGACACGCCGCGCAACCGCCGGCTGCTGGGCTTCCCCGCCGTGCGCGCCCGGCGAGGGGGGCCGCCGGCCCCGCTGGCAGTTGACTTCTACGTGGGCGGCGCGCTGTGGCGCCGCGGCCTGCTGCAGTACCAGGGCTTCGACAGCGAGAAGGGCGAGTACAGCTACCAATTCCAGGCTGACGCCGACGCGCTGGGCAACCTGCTGCAGGACGTGCTGCTCAGCCAGCTCGCGCTGGGCCGGCTGCCCACCAGCACTCAGGCCGAAACCGACGACTACGTGCTGGCGCCGGTGCGCAACGCCGACTTCTACGACAAGGAAAAGAACCCCGCCTGGTGCCAGGTGGTCAACTACTACGCGCCCGGCGGGGGAGGGGCCGCCAGTAACCAGGCCGGCGACGCCCACCCGTTTGCCCTGGTGCCCATGCTCAAGCTGGTGCCGCTGCTGCAGCGCATCCTGGCCGTCTACGGCTACGAGCTGGGCGGCGAGTGGATACTCGATACGGAAGTGCAGCAGCTGGTAGTCTACAACCTGGCCGCCCTCGACCAGGCCACCGACGCCGCGCCGGATTCGGGCTTCAACATCGCCGACGCCTTGCCCGACGTGCGCGTGGCCGAGCTGCTGCTGGTGCTGCAGCAGGTCTTCGCCCTGGGCTTCGTCTTCCATCCGCTGCGCAAGCAGGTGCGGGTGGTGGCTTTGCGCGACGTGGTGGCCGGCCGCGCGTACCGGGACCGGCCCGGTGTGGCCAACAGCTTCCACGAAACGGCTAACACTGGCAAGGGCTACACGCTCAACTTCACGGCCGACTCCGACGACGACCTGCTCAAGGCCGGCGGCTGGCAGCCGCTGGTGCTGGGGGCCGGCGCCGAAACCATCCAGCCGGCCGTGGACACCCTGCGCATGGTGCGCGAGGCCGACCCGCGCCTGCCCAGCCGCAGCTGGCTGGTGCCGGCAGCGGCCCAGCCCGGCCGCTCGGCCCGCACCGCCTTCGAGCAAACCGACAAGCGCAGCAGCCAGCTGCGCCTGCTGTTTTACCGGGGCCTGCGCCCGGACAGCAACGGGGTAGTGTACCCGCTGCTCTCGTCGGGCACCCTCGACTACGCCGGCGCCACCGTGGGCCAGTACGCCCTGGCCTGGGACGGCCCCCAGGGCCTGTATCAGCAGTGGCATAAGCCCTGGCTCGACTTCCGGGCCGCCGCCCGCCAGGAGGAGCGCGACGTGCAGCTGACGCTCGGCGAGTTTTTGGCCCTCGACCCCACCGTGCCCGACCGCGTGCGCGGCCTGGACTTCCTCTGGGAATCGGTCAGCGTGACCGTGGGCGGCGACCAGACCCTAGGGCCCGCGGCCTTCACCTACCACCAGCGCAGCGCCTAGGCCATGGATACCCAAGAACATACCCTGGAGAAATGGCTGGACTTCACCCTGGCCAACCTGCGCGAGCGGGTGCGCCAGCTCAAGATTCAGGACACCGGGCACCTGCTGGCTAGCATCGAGGGCCAGCTGGTGGCCGACGCCGGCGGCAACGTTGAGCGCCTGACCATCGCCTACGCCATCTATGGCAAGTTCGTGGACATGGGCGTGGGCCGGGGCATGGGCGCCGGCGTGCGCAAGGTCAACAGCGACTACGCCCGCATCCGCGACGAGCGGGGCCAGCTCTACAAGTTCAGCCGCAAGGCCCGGCCCTGGGCCAGCAAGGAAATCGGCCGCCAGTCGCGCCGCCTCAGCGAGCTGCTCAGCGAATTCTACGGCCGCACCATCGTGGCCAACATCGAAGACGCCTTACCCACACAAGTTTCTATTCCTCTTTAAGCTATCCAGTTATGCCCCTCAACGCACTTTATTCCCAACTACGCCAGCTGCAAGGCCGCTGCTTCGCCCTCAGCGCTACCGACCCGCGCCGTCTCGTGGTGCTCGACGAAATCCGCAGTCTGACCCACACCATCTTCCTGGCTGAGCGGGAAGTGCGAGGCCTGCGCCTGGGCGCCGGCCAGCTAGGCCTCTAGCCCTAGGGCTGCTTGGTAAAAATTAACTTATAAGTGAAGTATCGTTATGGCCGCTCCCGATAAGGACCAGCGCATTATTGAGATTATCCTGAAGGCCCAGGATGCCAACGCCAGCCTGAAGGAGATGGGGGCGGGCGCCGCCGTTATGGCCGCCCAGTTGGGCAAGATGAGCAAGGACGACCCGGGCCGTGAAAAGCTACTGGCCGACCTGCAGCTGCTCAACGGGCGCCTGGCCACCGGCCGGGCCGAGATGCGCGGCACTGCCCAGTCGGCCGAGGAGTTGGCCGCGGCCGAGGCCAAGCTGGCGGCCCAGCAGCTGAAGGTGGTCGTCGATGGCCAGAAGGTCAGCGCCACGTTCAACGAAATGACGGCCGCCAGCAAGCAGTTGGAGAAGGATCTGAACGACCTGAACCGCGACGACCCCCGGCGCCAGAAACTGCTGGCCGACTACAAGGCCCTAGGCGAGCGCATCGAGGAGGTGAAGGAAGAAATGGGCCACGCCGAGAAGGAGGGCAGCGTGCTCACGCAAGCGCTGGCCTTCGCCGGTGTGACCGTGGGCGCCGAAGCCGTACTCGACGGCATCAAGGAATTGGGCGCCGAAATCGTCAACACCACCAAGGAGGTAGCCGAGCTGCGCAGCAACATCAACACGATGACCGGCGCCACCGGAGCCGAGCTGGACGGCCTCACCGAGTCGGTGCTGAGTGTGTCGCGCACCTTCGGCAAGGACTTCAACGAGGTGCTGGTGGCCAGCAACACGCTCAGCAAGCAGATGGGCGTGAGCCAGCAGGAAGCCATGCGCCTGATTCAGCAGGGCTTCCTGGCCGGGGCCGACGCCGGCGGCGACTTCCTCGACCAGGTGAAGGAGTACGCCCCCCAGTTTAAGAACGCCGGCTACGCGGCCGACGAATTTATCGGGCACATCAGCCAGGCCTCGACCCAGGGTATTTTCTCCGATAAGGGCGCCGACGTGGTGAAGGAGTTCGGGCTGCGCATCCGGGAGCAGACCAAGGCCACCGGCGAAGCCATGCAGGCCGCCTTCGGCAAGGACTTCACCAAGGAGATTTTCGACGGCATCAACAACGGTACCATCACCGTCGAGCAGGCGCTGCAGCGCGTGAGCAAGGAGATGGACGAGACCAAAATCCCGGCCAACCAGCTGCAAACCGTCATCGCCGACGTGTTCGGCGGGCCCGGGGAAGACGCCGGCATCGACTACCTGAAAAGCCTGAAAAATGTGGGCGTGGGCGTGGATGCGCTCGTCGATAAAACCAACGCCTACACCGCCCGGCAGTCGGCGCTGCTGGAGTCGAACCAGGAGCTGGCCGCCGCCCAGAACATGCTGACCAAGCAGTTCGAGGGGGGTGGTACCGTCATCGACACGCTGACCAATAAGAGCATGACGGTGCTCTACACGCTGCTGGCCAGCCTGGGCGCCACGTTCACGGAGCTATTCGAGCCGGTACGCCAGGCATGGAAGTCGTTGACTGAGCTGGCCGAGTCGATGGGCTGGCTCAGCAAGGGCACGCTCTCGGCCACGTCGGCCGGCGAGCTGCTGGGCAACCTCATTCACACGCTGTTCACGCCCACCCGCTTGCTGTGGGGCGTAATTGCGGACCTGGTGAAGGCCACCGTGGAGTGGGCCAAGTCCAGCGACAACGCCCGCGGCTACCTGCAGCTGGTGGCCCTGCCGGTGAAAATCCTGTTTGAGCTGTTGGCCAACGGGCCGGCCTACTTCAGCGCGTTTTCCGCCGGGGCCGAGACGGCCTTCGGCAGCATCGGCCGGGCCTGGCAGAAGGTGAAGAGCGGCGACTTCGCTGGGGCTAAGGACGAATTCTTTAAGTTGGGCACCGACGTGGCCAGTGCTTATAACAAGGCCTTCGACGCGGCCATGGCCAAGAAGTCAACCGTGGCCACGTCGGCCACTACCAGCGACGCCGGCGACGAGGGGCCGCAGCGCGCCCAGGGCGGCGACGGCATCACCGAGGTCGACCGCCAGAAAGCGGCCCAGGCCGCCCAGGCGGCCCGCGAGAAGGCCGCCCGCGAAGCCAAGGCCCGCCAGGATAAGGCCGACCAGGGCCGACTCGACGACATCAAGAACTTCGTGAAAAACGAGGGGCAGCTGCTGGCCACTAGCAGCGAGCAGGAGCGCGCGCGCCAGGAGGCGGCTAACACCGACGAGCTGAAGCGCCGCGAGGCCCAGCGCCAGAAGATTCTTGATGACGCCGACCAGAAGTACCAGGCCCTACAACTGCTGGAGGGCGACCACACCACCGAGATGGCTGCCCTCCTTGAGGAGCGCGACCTGCAGCTGCGCGAGCTGCAGGCCAAGTTTGCCGAGCAGGATGAGCAGGAGCGCCAGAAAGCGCTGGAGGAGCAGCTGGCCGCCGTCGAATCACAGGAGCAGGAGGCCGAGGCGCGGCTGGAAAACAAGCGGGCCAACGAGCTGCTGACCGAGCAGCAGTTCCAGGACCAGCTGTACGAGTTGAAAAAGCAGGCCCTCGACGACCAGCTCAAGCTGCTGGTGGCCGCCGGCAAGGGCGAATCGGAGGCGGCGCGCAAGCTGCGCACCGACATGCTCAAGGCCGACAGCGACCAGGTGAAGCGCCAGAACGACCTGAAGCAGTCACAATTCGACTTCGAGCACAAGATGGGCGCCGCGACGGCGGCCCTGCTCAAGGACGGCCTGCAGCTGGTGGAAGACAACGTGAGCAAGCAGAGTGCTGCCTACGACATCCTAAAGGCCGCCCGTAAGGCTGCGGCCCTGGCCGAGATTGGCATCAACCTGAACATGGAATTGGCTTACAACGCCAAGAACGCGGCCGAGCTGGGCCCCATCCTAGGGGTGCCGGCGCTGGCCTTGATGAACGGCCTCTCCATCGGGCGCGCCGTGCTGGCCGGCATCAAGGTGGCCGCCTTCGAGAAGGGGGGCAGCACCGGGGCCAAGGGTACCGGTACCCTAATGGACCTAGCGCGCTGGGGCGGCGTGCTCAGCGGGGCCAGCGGCGGCAGCTTCGCCGGCGGCGGTCCCATCAACGGACCCACGGTCGGCCTCATCGGCGAGGCCGGGGCCGAGCTGGTGATTCCGAACTGGCTGTACGCTGACCCCAAGCAGGCCAACCTCATGGGCTTCCTCGAAGCACAGATTGCCAGCCGGGGCAACGCCTTCGCCACCGGCGGCTCGACGACAGGTAGCAGCGCGGTAGTGGCCACCGACTCAGCGGATGAGGAGGACGGCGGGCCGCTGGTGGCGCTGCTGCGCCAGCTGGTGCACAGCCACCAGGAGTTCCGCAGCGAAATCAGCGACTGGCAGCGCAACCTCGATGTGAACCTCGACCCGCGCAAAGCCAAGAAGGCCATCGACGTGGCCACCGAGGTGATGACCGGCGGCGGCATCCGCTAGCCAGCCATTACAAAAGCACGAAGCCCGGCCCCCTAGGCCGGGCTTTTTTGGTGTTCAAAATACTCTGCCCAAAAACCTATCAAAAATGTGCCTTTTTGATAGCTTCTGAGGGGGTGCAAAAAGTGTTCAAAAAAGAACTCTATTTTGAGCGCACTATGTGAGTTGCTACCAGACTTTCCACCAAGGCTTTTGCTGCGCTTGTGTGTTAATTTCTTCGAGCATCTTTAAGATGCCATCTTGTGGGAGTAGAATACTAGGTGCAACTCCATCATCGCTCACATCAAAGAAGCCAACCCGGTGTTTAGCAGCGAGTCGATAGACCGTTTCGCAAGCCTCCTCAGAAACTGACCAACCAAAAGCCACATAAATGATGTATTTGCCGATAGTATAATCTGTCCAGTGCTTCTCCGTCTCGTCAGTTGCATTAGGGCCATTCATATCGGGAAATGTCTGCCTCATGTCTCGCAACCACGACCTGAGAGCTAAAGTCGTGATGTTGGGGTCATCGTAGGCGTGTTCTTCTGACCAGGTCACCTGAGCAGCGAACCACTCCATAAAAGCGGGACGTGTACGGGGAGCTGTTTCCGCACTAAAAACCATTAGGTCGTAACTCATAACAGAAGCAAGGTTTCGCGAAACAAGTCAATAGCCCCTGCTAGTCGGCCTTTTAAAGCTTTAGCAAAGGTCCTTTCAGTACTCCATTAAGGGGTGTGAAAAGATAGGCTTGAAAACCCGCTTCAAGTGCTGGAATCGCACCCTATGAATTACTCCGCGAAAGGACCCATTCGTGGAGTACATTGCAGTGCTTTTAGTTTAACACTCAGACACACGCTATGAAAGTCTTTATTCCTTGTCACGAATGCGGAATGGAAGTAGGCCGTACGGGTCAGGCACGCCCTACATCAGTATTAGCCGAATATCAAGACAGTTGCATTTATGATATTACTTGTGCGTATGGTCACCGCTCTATAGTTGAGACTGGTAATTCTAAGTTTGAAATGATATATCAAGCTGGGATTAATTCTTTACGTGACGAATATTACCGAGAAGCCGTTTTTAATTTTGCATTAGCATTAGAAAGGTTTTACGAATATTCTATTTTGTTTCTTTTATATCCGAAGCTCGCTAAGACGAATAATTACTTGATGGATAGTGCAGAGCTAGAGCAGTATCAAACATTGTGGAATACAATGTCAAAGCAATCTGAACGTCAAGTCGGAGCATTTTATGTGCTGTATTTTAATGAGTTTAGCGAATTGCCCCCAATATTTTCTGCGCCTTGGTTTAAAAATAAGCTTGGGTTTGATATGAAGGTTGGGGGTAAAAAAGTTGACCCGGTATATTTTAGAAATATCGTTATTCATCAAGGTATTACACCTTCAAGAGAACAAGCTGTTAGATATGGAGAGGCCGTTCATCAGTATATATATTCTATAATCGCAAAGTATCGCGAAAAGTACGAACGTAGATTTCACAATATTTCTTTTCATGAACGTAAGCTAGATAGGATGATTCTAGCTAAAGAAAAACCTGATATTGATGGAGTCTTAGAGGTCGGCTCTGGAGTTGATACTTTTATAGCAGTTGCACAGCCGAGTTATATAAATACAAAACAGTCGTTATTCGATTTATTTCCTCTGTAAATGAAGGTTGCCCTCTACGCGCGGGTCTCGACCAAGGACAAAGGCCAGAGTACCGAGAACCAGCTACCGGAACTACGCCGGTATGCGGAAGCCCATGGCCACACCATATATAAGGAGTATGTCGAGGAGGAGTCAGCTGGTACCGGCAAACGCAGCGAGTTCAAGGCCTTGTTTGCCGATGCCCACCGGCATCGCTTCGAACTGGTGCTGTTTTGGAGCCTCGACCGCTTCAGCCGCGAGGGGGCACTACCGACACTCCAGTACCTGAACCAGCTCGAGGCCTGGGGCGTGGCCTACAAGTCGCTCACCGAGCAGTACCTGGATTCGACCGGCTTATTCAAGGAGGCTATCATTTCCATTCTGGCGACCCTGGCCAAGCAGGAGCGGGTGCGGCTGAGCGAGCGCACCAAGGCGGGCATGGCCCGGCGCAAAGCGGCCGGCGTGAAGATGGGCCAGCCAGGCCTGGCCCAGGAGCAAATCGAGCAGGTGCGACGGCTGAAGGGCGGGGGCATGTCGAACTACGCTATTGCCAAGGCGCTCAAGCTTTCGCAAACTACTGTGGCTAAATACTTGACTTCAAGTCAACAATATGAGCTTTAAATCTTTGGACGCTCGCCGAATCATCTATGCTCATATTTTCAGTGACTAGAGGAGATAATTTTTCGGTTGGTATCACTATTTTTTTTAAGTTATCTAAAGATGATAAAATGTAGTAATCTCCTGCCTTTCCTAAGTACTTGTATAGGGCTTTGTTCTTAGTTGCCAAACTGTCAGTAATTACATAATCGAAGCTTGAGTCATTCTTTATGTGTATTGCTTTTGTGTAGCCATCAACACTTGCGCGGCATGGAAGAAGTACTAAAAAGTTAATTATAATAAATCTGAAGCTATCATTAGACTTATCTAATTTGGGTAGCCGACCATGGACAACGATTGAGATAATATTACCGATAGCTATCAATATAAGCCAACGTTCAGCAGCTTCTGTGTCACCTGGTTTGTGGTCGGAAAAATAATATAGTGGATTGTCTGAGGTTAAAATATAGGTGCTGAGTACTGCTAGTAAGCCAAAGATTACAATGATTACTACAGGGCTTCTCTGAAATAAATCTTCTACCACAAAGCGTAGAAATAAAAGGAATGCTAATATCTCAGTGGAAAACAGAATTGTCTGTAGTATAGGAGAGGTTATCCCTTTTATTAAGTCGGATATGGGGTAATAATTAAAAGCATCGATATCAAAATGGCCCCAATACCCCCAATAGTATGCTGTCGATACTAAGTAGAGGTAAGGCAGTAACCAGAGTATGGCTTTGTCAAATTCGATTTTCATGCCACTAATGTAGAGTCTTAGAGGCTCCTTTTTTCTGTCCTTCCTAGGCGGCAATTGCCGGGGGAATTTTCGGTCCCATACCGTTTCCTCCATCTTTTAGCCGCTTTTATGAATAAGAAGTTTCTCCTGCTTGGCGCCAGTATCGCTACTCTGTTTGGCGCTAAAACGCTCACTGAACCACTTGAACCCATTCCAGCGCATAATGTGACGATGGGAGTGGAGGAGGTGCAGGCCGAAAAGCCAACCCCCTCGAAGCAACAGGCACCGGCGCCTGCTCAGCGCGACGTGACCGTTGCGGCTCGGCCGCTGCCCATGGGCGCGCCCACTGGCTACTTCATCGAGAAGCCACAGCGCCGGAAGGTGAAGTATGGCAACCGCCGCTGGGTGATTGTTTAATTATTAGTTTTGAAGCAGGCTGAACGACTTAGCGCCCAGTAGCCAGTACGCGAGGAAAGCAAAGAGCCTAGGTAACTATCCTGGTGGCGACTCGCCAAGCATGAAAAAGGCCCGGTGCGCACCGGGCCTTTTTGCATTTTATAAATTAATTCGGCCGAGTACTCGACAAATACGCATAATTATTCGGCGGCCAAGGCATCCAGGGCGGCAATGGCATCGAGCTTCATGCCGTCGTCGATGTGCACGTACTTCATGGTGGTGGCAATCTTGCTGTGATTGAGCAGCTTTTGTAGAATTTCCACCTTACCACCCAGCCGAATGAAGCTGGTGGCGAACGTCTCGCGGCCGACGTGGTGGTGCAGGTGCGTCTCGATACCCAGCTGCAGGCCGATAGCCGTGAGCGCCCGGTTCTCATACTGGTCGGTATAATCGCGGAAGCCAGCGCGGCCTTCCTCTTCCTGGGCATCGCTCAAATACCCTAGGGCCTGGCGCGTGAGCGGCAGCATCGTCGCTTGCAGGCGCTTACTCCACCCTTTTTGCATCTCGTAGGTCAGACGGTTGCCATCGAGCAGCGAGTTGCCGATGTTTTTGAGGTCGCCCAGCCGCAGGCCCGACTTGCAGCTGAAGAGAAACTTGCACAGTATGCGGCGCTGGGGCGTGCCTGGCGCACACAGCACGTAGTAGGCCTCGAGCCGGCGCAATTCGTCGGGCAGCAAGGCCTTCCACTTGCCCGGCTCGGACTGGTTGACAAAATCAGCGTAGGGGTTCTCGAACTTGATTTTCTCGCGCCGGGCAATCGAGAGGTAGGTTTTTACATCCTTATGGCGCGCCCAGCGGGTGTTCAGGCTGCGCACCTGCTTATCGAGGTAGCGCTTGAAGTCGTCGGCAAACTCTGGGCCTAGGGTGTAGAAGGGTATTTCCGGGCGGAAGGCCTGCAGCGCGCGCCACGTGCTGAGGTGATTCTTGCGGGTGTTGTCGGAAATCTTGCCTTTGCGGTGGCGCTCCAGCACCTTGTGGTAGAAGTAGCTGACAAAATCGCTCTTACTGCCCTCCGTATTGAATTCGACCAAGAAGCGCTCAGCCGAGAGTACCTGGCTGCTCAGCCGGTGCTCGACGAAAATATTATTGGCCTTCGCCTGGGCCTGGCCCAGGATAAGGTTATAGTCTTCGCACCGCTTCGCCCAGGCCTCAGCGCCGCCGGCCCAGGCCTGGCCCGCCGCCAGCTGCGCGGCGTAGTCGGGCGCCCGCTCTTTTTTGGGGAGGCTGGCCACGCAGCGCCCGGCTTCCTCGTCGAAGAGTGCCGCCGGCCAGTTCACTTTCAAGCCGATGGGCACCGCCCGCCCATCGAGCACCACCAGCAGGCGCACCTGGCAGGTGCCATCCTTCCGCGCTGGCCGGCGCAACACCACTTTCGCAGAGTACCCCAT